CTCGACTCGGCAAGCAGGAGCTCCACGGCGAACTGCTCGAGGATGTCGTCGGTGCTCTCTGGACCGAGGCGATGATGCAGCGTGCGCCGTGGGTGGACCCCGGCGCGATGGACCGCATCGTCATCGGCATCGACCCCGCAGGCGGCAAGGGCGTTCGCAATGACGCGACCGGGATTGTCGTCTGCGGCCGGGAGGGGTTGAACGGCTACGTGCTCGCCGACCTCACCGGCCACCACTCCCCGACTGAGTGGGCGACGCTCGCGCTGCAGAGTGCCGAGGTGCTGAGCGCGGACGCCATCGTGGCTGAGAAGAACTTCGGCGGCGACATGGTCAAGGAGGTCATCGAGCGCGTGGCCAAGGAGCGCGGCGGCCTGACTCCCCGCATCCTGGTCACCACGGCATCCCGCTCCAAGCAGGTCCGCGCCGAGCCGATCGTCGCGCTGTACGAGCAGCACCGGATCACGCACATCAGCGACCGCTCGACCCCGCTGCCCTCCGGCCAGTTCCATGAACTCGAGGAACTCGAGGACGAGCAGCTGACCTGGATCCCCGGCAAGGGACCGTCGCCGAACCGGATCGACGCCGAGGTCTGGGCGTTCACCGAACTCTTCAAGCTGGGCGGCGATGCCTCCATCGGCCGACCCGGCAAGGCACGCTTACCCGGTGGGCGGCGGTGACGGCTATGCAGATCGAACTCTGGCGAGGCCCCCTGGACGGCGAGCTTCGTGAGATCCCGGACGAGACCAAGATCTGGATCGCGACCGTGTCGAACGTCGACATGAGACGCCTCCTGGCAACGCCGGACGCGGACATCCCGCTGGCCAACGAGCCCGGGGGCACGACTGACCACTGCTACGCGATCACCATGCGTCTCGGCGTAGCGTCGGGCATGCGGATCTTCGAGTACGTGGGCGAGAGGGTGAAGAAGTGATCGAGCACGGCATTCTGGATCTTGAGTGGTGGCAGGCGATCCTGGCGCTGATCGTCGGCGTCGTCGGGGCGGCGCGACTGACACGCGTGCTCACGATCGACGACTACCCGCCGTCGATCGCGATCCGGGTGTGGTGGCAGACCGTCACCAAGGACGGCGCGTGGGCCAAGCTCGTCACCTGCCCGTGGTGCGCTGGGCCGTGGATCACGCTCATCATGCTGGTCAGCTTCCTGGTCAGCTTCGCGCACCCCGTGCTGGGCTGGGCGTGGTGGATCTTCTGGGGCTGGCTCGCGCTCAGCTACTGGACGAGCCAGTACGTCTACTTCGACGAGGGCAGGGGCGAGTAGGCTCTGGGCAGGTCGGACGCCGGTCACGCCGGGTTCGCAGCCTCTTCCGCATTCATCACTATGCCGAGGAGGCATCATGTCCGTACGAGCGCAGTTCTGGGTCCAGAAGGTCACCAAGCAGGCGGCATCCGGCGGTGAGATCACCCGCGTCGTCGAGCTTGCTCCCGTCGTCCGCTCCACCGGCCAGCCGGGCTACAACCCGGAGGGCAACATCGACTGGTCGAAGTACACGCCGTCTGGCCGCATCGAACTGACCATCACGAAGGATGGCGCCGGCGAGTGGTTCGAGGAGCGAATCGGCAAGGACGTCGCCATCACTTTCGCCGACCCCGAGGGATAAGCCGCGCCCGCGTACATATGACGTCGTAGCGGTCCCGGCTGTAAGATGCCGACCGAGAGGGCGGGCGTCTCGGCCGCGTCCCTCATCGTCAGCGAGGGGCCGCCATGCCACGCAGTCAGTCGGCTTTCCGATCAGAAGTGGTGAGCCGTCCGACGTCGACCGCGATGTTCGCCTCAGCCAAGATGTACAACGTCGGGCGCTCGGAGCGAACGACCAAGACCGGCAAGGAGATGTCCGGCGAGGCGTGGCAGCGCACATGCTGGGACTTCTACGACATCATCGGCGAATATCGCTACTCCGTCGACTGGGTGGGGAACCTTCTCTCCAAGGCCAAGCTCTTCGTCACCCAGAATGGGCGAGTCACGCAGAATGAGGCCGCAAAGGACGCGCTAGCTGCCCTCTTCGGCGGTGAAGACGGCCAATCGGAGATGCTCAGACAGCTGGGCATTCACTTCTCCATCGCTGGCGAGGCGTACATCATCGGCGAGGACGACGCCGACCAGGATCAGTGGGGCGTCTACGCCGCGACCGAGGTGAAGCGCTCGGCCAGCGACGAGTTCACCGTCAACGGCCGGAAGATCGAGGGCGATCCGCTCATCATGCGGATCTGGCGCCCGCATCCCCGTGTCCCGCAGGCATCCACCTCCCCCTCCCGCGCGATCATCGCCATCCTCAGCGAACTCGACCGGCTGACTCAGCACGTGGACGCCCAGCTGCAGTCCCGGCTGGCGGGCGCCGGCATCTTCGCGATCCCCTCCGAGATCTCATTCCCGTCGATGACGACCACGGACGCCGAGGGCAATCAGACCCAGACGGCATCCGGCGCGCAGGGCTTCGCCGACTTCCTCACCGAGGTCATGTCGACGGCGATCAAGAATCGCTCGTCTGCCGAGGCGTACACGCCGATCATCCTGCAGGTCGCGGGCGAGTACCTCGAGCGGCTGCAGCACATCACCTTCTGGACCGAGCTCGACAAGCAGGCGATCGAGCTTCGCGTAGAGGCGATCCGCCGACTGGCGCTCGGAATGGACATGCCGCCCGAGGTGCTCACCGGCGTCGCCGACGTGAATCACTGGGGCGCCTGGCAGATCGACGAGTCCGCGATCAAGGCGCACAGCGAACCGCTGCTCGCGATCATCACGTCCTCGCTGACCACCGGCTACCTCCGCTACGTGCTCGAGAGCGACGGGATGAGCGAGGAGGAGGCGGCTGAGTTCGCCATCCACGCCGACACGTCGATGCTCCGCATGCGTCCGAACCGCTCGCGTGAAGCGATCGAGCTGTGGGACCGCGGCGAGCTCTCCGGGGCCGCGATGCTCCGCGAGAACGGGTTCGACCCGAAGATGGACGTCATGAAGGGCGGCGAGCGGCGCTCGTGGCTGGCGCGCAAGGTCGCGCAGGGGTCCACCACCCCCGAGCTCGTGGCCGAAGCGCTCCGGATGCTCGGCGTCGACGTCAGTCCGGCCACGCCGGAGACCGCCGACCTGCCACCCGAGCCCGAGAACGACGACGAGACCCAGGAAGCGCGGCCGATCCGGTCGCTGGACCGGCATCCGACGCGCGGAGTGCCGACGAGGACGACCACGGGCCCTCCTGGGTCGGAGATCGTCGCGGCGTCCGAGGTCATCGTCTTCCGCGCCTTGGAGCGCGCCGGCAACCGGCTGAAAGCCAAGCTCGGCCCGACCTGCCCCAAGGACATCGCCGCCGCCGACCTGTATCTGTCGATCCCGCCGCTCGCGCAGGCCACGATCAACGATCTGCTCGTCGATGCGTGGTCGTGTACCGACCGGTTCTGCGGATCGGCGGACCCCGTCGCGCTCTCCGCGATCCTGGACGGCTATACCCGGATGCTGCTGACGATGCGGGTCGAGCATGACCCCGACATCCTCCGCCTGCGCATGAAGCCGATCATCACCCTGGCGTTGGAGCCGGCGTGATGGACCCGGTGACCTTCGCCGCCGAGCGCGGTGACCGACTGGCCACAGCGGACGAGGAGCTTGAGCCCTTCGTCCGCGCAATGCTCACCCGCTGGGGGGATGACGACTTCGATGCCGACGTTCTGGAAGCTGCCGGAGTGCTGTGGCTCGAGATCTACTCGGACGAAGCGCCGTCCGCCGACTCGACGAAGAACCTGGCTGCCTTCCAAGAAGCCCTCCACGACGCGCTCCTCGAGACCTCTGATCCAGAGGCTGTTCCCGAGGAAGCTCAGGTAGGCCGCGTCACGAAGTGGCTCTCGACCTACACGGCGAACGACGCCACCTGGCGTGGGGTCGGCGCGCGCGGCGGGAAGTTCACCCGATGGAACACGGTCGGGGATCTTGCGGTGCGGGCGACGCACGAGGCTGCCGATGGACAGATCCGGCCCATCGGTGGGACATTCGACGTGGGCGGCCACGACCTGCACTACCCAGGAGAGCCGGTCGGCCCGCCTGAGATCTGGATCAACTGCCGGTGCCTCATCCAGAGCGCGGCGCGGACGGGAGAGGCCATGAGCGCCACCACCTACACGATCGGTCCCGACGATCAGGTCGACGACAACCCCGATGTCGTCGAAGGCTACGACGTCGTGATGGCCGCCGCCGTCAACGACCCGTTCCCGAACGAGGAAGAGGGCGACGGCATCCACGTGGACCAGGACACTGAGCCGGTCGACATGGTGCCCGATGAGCCCGAGGACGGCGAGGAGCTCATCACCGAGATCCCCGTCCACGGCGTGCTCGCACCAGAAGGCGTGAGCACTGGCGACGGTCGCAAGTTCGCGCTCGGCGCGCTGTCCACCCGGCCGCTCCCGCTCCCGCTCCGCTACGAGACGGTCGGCACGCACGGCGGGCAGACCAGCGATGTCGTCACGGTCGGCCGGATCGACCAGGCATGGCGCGACGACGCCACGGACATGTGGCGCTGGACCGGTGCCATCGTGCTGACCAAGCCGTTCGCGCAGGAGGTCATCGACGGCCTGGTCGACGGCACCATCCGCGGCATCTCGATCGACGGAGATGCTGCCGAGGTCGAGATCCCCGAGGAGCCCACCGGCGAGGGCGAAGACATCATGGAGGCCATCCTCGACATGATGAACCCCGGCGAGACGGTGTTCTCGAAGATGCGGGTGGCGGGCGCGACGATCGTCCCGATCCCCGCATTCCCCGAGGCGTACACCGCGCTCGGCCATGAGTTCCAGGAGGATCTCACCGACGAGGCGCGCGCCGCGCAGGTCGCGGCGCTGCAGGCATGCGGCTGCTCGTCCACCGACTACCGCGAGTTCCCGCCCGAGGAGCGCGAGAAGCAGGCCGAGCAGGGCAACGCGATGCCAGACGGCTCGTACCCCATCGCGAACTGCGACGACCTCAAGAACGCGATCCAGGCCATCGGCCGCGCGAAGGATCCCGAGGCAACAAAGGCGCACATCCGCAAGCGCGCCGCCGCGCTCGACTGCCCTGAGGTCGAGCTTCCGGACACCTGGGCATCGTCATGGGAGGCGTTCGCGCCAGGTACGCACGACGGTCCCGGCTGGATCACTCACCCGGTCCCGACCCAGCGCATCCGCAACTACTGGACCAGGGGTGCGGGCGCCGCGAAGATCAAGTGGGGCGTCGGCGGCGACTTCAACCGGTGCCGTCAGCAGCTGGCGAAGTACATCGCCAACCCGGACTGGCTCGCAGGGACGTGCGCGAACCTGCACCATGAGGCGCTCGGCATATGGCCGGCGACGCATGCCGGTGAGGAGGGTCGCAACGAT